ATGTACTCGCCAAGCAGACCTGCTCCGCCTTCTGCCTGTCTCTTCTCAAGGTCATCGATGTAGAATGCGAATTCCTCGATCTGTCTGATAGGCATGGTCTGTGACAGATCCTGGATGGCTTCCGGTGTTGGTACGGCATGAAGTTTGCCGTCATTGTATGAAGTCAGAGTAGGCATTCCGAGTCCGAGGATCTTGATCGTGTCACCCGGCTTTCTAGCCTGTCCTTCATACTTGTGGTTGCAGTTCTCATAGAATACGAGCTGTCTTTCCAGCTCTTTGTCAAACTGCGCTACCCAAATTTCAGGAATGAATTTTTCGAGTGCCATTGTTTTGTCTCCTTATCCGGGAGAGAATCACTTTTTCCAATGTGGAAGGGATTTCATGATTTTCTCCGCATTTGCTGTCTTTTCTTCGGAAGTCATGGCGTAAACTTCCGCTTCGGAGAGAAATTCACTCTCGACCGGTGATTGGTTCACCTTGCCGATGGGTTTCGCAGGCTTGATCTGCGTGGCTTCCTTTTCTGCTTTAGCGGCGAAATACGCCTGCTGTGCCGTAAGCCCCGCGTTCAGCCTGTACGCTTCCCATGAGTCCCCAAGGTCGGATAATGATTTGACGCTTGGGTCGAACTTTTGGATCTCCGCCAAGTCCTCTGCCATCAGTTTGTCGGCTCTTACTTCCGCTAACTGTTCGTGCAGAGATTGGTTCTCCTGCTGGAGTTCCGCTTTCTCCCGCTCTGCTTCGATTTCCGCATTGACTTCCTCAATACTTTTTCCACTTGCTTCGGCAATCAGATAGGCAACATCGTCATATCCGCTCATTTCGGCTATCGCGTTGTCTTCTGCTGCCCGGAGTGCAGCTTCACGCTCTTGCTGTGCGCGTAGTTCTGCAAGCTCCTTTTCTGCCGCTTCCTTTTCGCGTCTCATTTGTGCGAATGCGGCATCGGCTGAAGTCTTGCCTTCAACCTCTTCGGAGTCAGGTTCAGCGGGTTCCTGAATTTCTTCGCTTGATTCGGCTTCTGCAGGTTCAGCGACTTCCTGCGTTTCTTCGCTTTCGGGCATTGGCCCGATCTCTTCAAATGCCATTTGAATCCTCCTAAAAATTATTGTTCCTTGGGAAAGGAACGGGAGCGGTTGCCCGCTCCCAATCTGAAAAAATGATTTATGTTATGCACCTTGCGGTGGCATAGCCTGTTCCTGTGGCGGCATCTGCGGTTGCATCTGCGCCTGCTGTTCTTTTCTCCTCTTGAATACGTTCTCCAGCGCTGCCTTCGGTACCGGGGAAGTGTCAGGCACGATCTGTACATACTCTTCCGGTGTGATATGTCCCTTTTCAAGGAATCCGTCAAGTACCGTCTGCGCTGCTTCTCTCGTGAACGAATTGTCCTTGGATACATCAATGCGTGTCCTTGGTTTCAGCTCGTCCAGCTGCTCTGATGTGATCTTGACCGGGACATCCACACTTCTTGTTTCCATGATAGGCAGGCCGTCAGGACCGAGTTTTTCTTCGCCTGTGACCGGGTCTACGGCCGGCAGCGTTTCTGTCTTCTGCATGATGACCGTCAGTCCTTCAGGATGATATACCTGCCAAAGTTCCACCCACAGATTCGCCATATCCTCTACGAACATTTCAAGTTTCGCGACCGTCTCGTCATGCATACTTTCGGCCTTGTCATTGACCGCGATGATCGCAGATGCAGCTACTCTCTGCAGGTCGATGTTGCCCATGGTGGTATCACCTGATCCGGACAGTTCCTGCGTGATTTCAAGCAAATCGTCCGTCAGAAGCTTTGGCTCCCCGGATGACTGCGCAGGATTCAGATAGGAAATCATCTGACTTACAGACGATACTCCGCCTGTCTGCACTTCGATAGGCGCTCCTACCTTCTGCAATGCTTCCGGATTTCTGATATTCGAGTCATAAGCAAGCCTTGGATAGGCCGTCAGTTTCGTTGTCATCGACCGTCTAGCCAAAGTCTTGTTGATTTCTATTTGATTAGGGATCAGTTGCTCCACTTGGGAAACGCCCCTGGCATCGTTAGGATAGTCTTCCCATGACAGTTTTAGCACGGGATATCTTGTCAGACCTTTGCCAGGAGTGCCGTCCGGCAGCGTGGTCTGTATCGGATGCTCTTCCTCATAGATCACGTTCTTTGTGCATTTCGCAACGTGTACGATTCCGTCACGCTTGCACATATAAATGAGTGTGGTCACCTTTGAAGCGGATGAACTCATGTCTTCATTGACTTCCTGCCGGTTTCCGACCACGTTCTCCGTCAATTGGTCGGGGATGATGAGCTGAATGTCCTCCTCGGGGATGCCGTTCAGTTCAGCCTGTTTCCTCACCGATGCAACGGTTTCACGCTGATGGATGATGATATAGGGCTGCTTTTGGATGTTCGTTTCCGATTCATCACCGTAAAGGATGCTCGTATTCTGCAATGTCTGAACGTCTTCCATGTTTCCGCTGCCGAAATACTGAATCCCGTCACCCGTGATGGCCGCTTCCTTCAAAGTTTGACGCATCAGCACATCCTCATTGGCTTTTTCCCAATCGTTTGAGAACATCTGCTGAAGTCTGTCATACACCGGCTGCATATCCGTGCGCCCTTCCATGTCTGTGTAGTTGACAGCCATCTTGTTCGAGTAGATCGTGGTGACTTTACGCATGATATTGGGATGGATGAAATTAAAAAACGGGAGTTCTTCTCCCCCGCTTTCAAGTCCTTCCCATTGTTTGCCTACGAAGAAGTTCCAGCTCTTCGTAGTTCTGTCGATCAGACGCTTTCTCGTCAGATAATCGATGCCCTTCTCGTATTTTTTCCAAATATGAGTCGGTTCGATCTCCATTTTCTCGCCAAAATTGAAAAATCCCATTAAATAACCTCTTTCTGACCTGTCGAATCACCGACATAGTTGTCAAGATTCTCTATGATGCTAGCGAATCTCCGCTCTTCTTCCGTCAGCTCTACATTTTTAGGCGGAGCAACTTCGAAAATCGGTTCTTCCGCAGCCATTTCTGGCTTCGAAGCGCACTTGATGCCGAATTTTACCGCTTTCAGAATAAAAATCGGCTGCAAAATGCAGATTATGCCCAAAATTATTGCCATTACCGTCATATGACCATGATCCTTTCCTCATTTTCCTTCGGTCTGTCTTCAGGAAGCGTGAAATATCTGTCACCGCGCTTCTTTTTCCGCTCGAAAAAGCGAAATCTGCGCGTAAATATCAGCTTTGTCAAAGCCTGGGACATCGAGTCGACCATGTCATCGTGTTTCCCGTTAGGAAATGCCGCGCATTGGTCGATAAATTCCCATGTGAACTTCTTGTCCTTCGGAAGATAGACATCTCCGGCTTCTATCGCAAACGATACAGCCTGAACTCTTGCTTCTTTTGACGCATCGGGTCTTACCGCGATGATGCCTGGCATCTTGTCACGCAAAATCTGCATGACCGCAGTACCGTTCGCCTTGTCTTCTATCAATATCGGTCCTATTTTCGGGTATTTATAAGCCAAAAGTTCGATAGCCCGTACCGTAGCCATGAAATTCAGGTGCTTATTGACGAGATCCACTAAATATATCTCCCGTCCGGCCTTGCCCCACACCGTGATGGCTACATAGTCATTCTTTTCGCCGTCCTTGAACGCTGCGTCCACCGACAGCAGCATGGTGTCAAACTTCGGCATATCCTTCGAATCGTAGAATTTCCACCATTCTCGCTCTAAAATATTGCCTTCACGAGCCGTTGGATGCCCCTGATAAAGAGCATTCCACGAACGAAGCCCATGCTCCGATGCGTGGGTCTTCTTGAATTCCCGAAGCCACACATCGTCTTTGCCGATTTCAGGGCATAATGCCTGGCCGACCTTCCTGCCCAGCAAATCGTCTTCTTCCGCTTCGCACGGCAGATTTATTACCGTGACGATATCTTCGGGCAGATTTTCCTTTATCCGCCCGACTAGATCGTCCTCGTGCCATCTCGTCATGATAAGGATGATCTTCGTACCCCTTTGATGCCTGGATACGATGGAATCGTTGAACTCTTCCCACAGAGACTCTCTCTGCGTCTCCGAGTCCGCTTCCTCTCTGTTCTTGATAGGGTCATCTATCACGATCAAATGCCCGGAATAACCCGTCAGGGACGATCCGCGTCCTCTAGATATCATTCCCCCGCTATGGCCCTTCAGATAGAATTCCTGCGATGTGCATTTCTTCGGGTCAGGCGTGACCCCAAACAGTCTTCCGTACTCCTTGACTTTGTCGAGATTGGCTTTCCCGAACCTTTCCGCCAGGTCATTTCCGTATGATACTTCAATAACAAAGTCATCCGGATGCTTCATCAGATACCATGAAGGCAATGTCTTCGTAATAGTCTCTGACTTGCCGTGCTGCGGCGGAGTCGACAATACCAATATCTCGTATGCTTTATCCGTAGGCCGTTCGATGAATTCCTGAACCGTATCGCACAAATATTTATGGAACTTCGATGGATACCACCGCAAATCTTCCTTGCGATACCCTTCGACATGAAAAAACTCCGGCGTGTGAACGTACATACAATATGTCTTATAGTCTCCTATCACACTCGCAGTCAGATTCTTGTCGGTTTCAGTTACTCTTGCCATTAATCTCTCCCCCACAGAGCATCAACCAAAGAAGTAGTGTTAACCTTTCGTTTTATTTTGAACGCACGAACAGCTCTGCAGGGTCTATGCGCATTTTACGTTATGGACGGTGTCGGACTTGCACCGACTCGATTTCATCCCTTAAAATGGTACGCGGTCTTCTTAATCGCGCTTCTGGTAGCAGTACCGTCCGTAAAGAGGCTGTATTGTCGCCCCAGCCTCAAGGGATTACCATGACAGAAGGATGAGCCTTTTCCTTTTTTTATAAAAAAATTACAGGGCCGTTTTCTTTTTAGCCCTGTTTTAGGGGGAGTCTCTACTCGTGATGATGCCGAAAGTAAAAAAACTCCTCTCTACCTCTCCCGCAATTGGGACATCGATCTACATTTATGCACAGCTTTCCGCGCCCCCAGGTCCCCTACTTATCCACAACTTTTTTCTTTTCTTTTCTCTTCATTTCATAGGCGGGGCCCCTTGTCCCCGGGCGGGATCGCGCCGGGATTATTGCCGCTTCAACTATTCCCATAAATAGAATTAACGCCGCCGCTGCATATTCATACACAAGTTATTGTATTATCCCGCTGTTTTATGATAGATTTATGCACCATTGTGTATAATTATACAGCCTTATGCATTGCTTATGCATGATTATTGCATGATTATTTATTCTTTTGTATCTTTACACAATAATTTCATAGCTTCCGCGGCCTGATCGGCGTTTGTGTTCAGTATCAATGTATTGTGTACGGTCCTGGTTTCCGGTTCCGGTTTGTCATTATAGTTGAATACTGCTTTTAAGTTAAATATAGCCCCGGTAGTCCTTGCCATTGATTTATCAGTTAATGAGCGCCGTTGTAGATCGCTTTCCATATATAGGTAGCATTTTTCGATTATTTCACTAATCGGTGAAAGTATCTTTTGCTTGTTATCTCTTAAAATGCCGTTATTGTCTTGTATGCCGTCATTTAATGAAATATTGTTATCAAGCATATAAGCAGCTTGTATATGATCGTATTCTCCGTTTTTGGCTTTATAAAAGCTATTCCTATTTAGTCCGCTTGCTAATATTAACCCGGCGCTTGTTGCCGGCTCCCCTTTTGCGCTGCATTTCTCTATGTAGTCAATCATACCGTCAATGCCGCTTGTGATCGTGTCTATGTCATATGCCCGGGACCGGATCGCTGCCGCAAATTGTTTATACCCTTTTAATTCGGCGCTGTATGCTTTATTTAATGCCGTTATGGCCTCAGTATTAGTATTTACTTTTGTATGATCATATACTCCCTTTGGCATTTTCCCGGGTCCTCATTCTATCCAGATCGCGCCGGGTATCCGGGACCCGCTAACGCGCTAACGCTTGTTGACGCGTCAATTATAAATTGCCGCGCTAAAATAAAATGGCCCCTTTTCCGGGCCCTTGTTGCATTCTTTTACGCCTATATTATAACATGCCTTTTGCGTGATAATTTCTCAATTTTCGGCCCCTTCCGGGAAATTTTTTTCATGCCTTGAACCCTTGCGGTTGAGCCATTTTTTAAAAAAGTTCCTGAAATCGTGAAAAAAATTGTTGACATGATTTTAGCGTTCATGTTATCATGAATTAGGCCAAAGGAAAGCGGGCCGAAATCACATCGAATTCAATTCATAAGTTCATGATAACATGAACCGAAACGAAAGCGAGGGACACGAAATGTCAAAGAAAATCAACAAGGCGGAAATTTACAAGGCGTATGGGATCGAGTACAAAGGCGGAAAAATCAACACGCCGCTCGGATGGCTTCCGGAGCTTTTGAGAAATGGCAACACTAAAACCGGAGCAGCCGTTAAAACCTGGGCAATGTCAACAAGTACTTGCGCGGTACAGTGTGCAAAATGCTACGGGCGGACCGGCTTCTATGCTTTCGGGAATGGCCTGGAAATGCTGAAGCGCAACGCAACAATTGCCCGCGATTATCCGGAATTCTTTAGAAATGCGCTATTTGCACAATTAGCAACATTTAAGGACGGGACCGAGATCCGCATTCATGTTGTTGGCGATTTCTTCAGCGAACAGTACAAAGACACTTGGCACAATGCCGCGGAAATGTATCCGGCGCTTATTTTCTGGACATACACAAAAACAAAATACGAAAGCGCTTTCGACGACTTGGACAACGCAAACATCGTAAAATCTCTTATCAACGGGGAATTTAATTTCGGGCATTGTGATCATGTAATGAAATTGTACAACAATTTGACGGAAGCCGGGGAAAGCGTCCATATTTGCCGGTGCGGCGTTGACGATGATCAGCATTGCGCCGGGTGCCACAAGTGCAGCATTTCAAAATATGTCCTGTTCCTGGAGCATTCCACGGAATACAAAGCAAAAGAAGATCCGCTGTTCCCGGTTCTCGCGGAAATGATAGAGGCCCAGGCGTAAACCCTGGGCGCGGGGTCAATGAGGTTTTCAGGGGATAACGACAGCAAGTTATAAAAGCAAGGCGGGCCGGGGCCGATCCGGCCAGGGGGAAAAAATGAGAATTGAAATCACACTTAAAATCACACGCGAGTATCGCGGGCCGTTCGAAGCACTTTACAAAGCGCACATGACTTTTGACGGGGAAACATTTTTCCTGGGCAAGCTAATCACAAACGACGAAAAAACAGCCGTTGAATATTTCAAAAACGGCGCGGAAAAGTTAACCGGCGGGATCGTAGCGGAAACAATTATAACAAAGTAGCGGAAAGCGGGGGGAAAATCAAAATGAAATTAGAAATCTATCAGACATGGCAAGGGTATGAGATCGCAAAACCGTACCCAAAAAACAAAGACTTGCATATGTTCCTGACGGGGGTATATGCCGGTCGGGCAAAATGGGAAGACGATTACATTCGAGCAAGGCACTACAAGACCCGGAAAGCAGCGGAAGCGGTAGCAAAGAAAATAGAAAGCGGGGAAATCAAATGACATACAAAGAAAAATCAAAAGCAAACATAGACGCGCATATAGAAAAAACAAAAGGCAGGAAGACGGCGCGCGGGGGCATGAAGGGATCAAAAGAAGCGGCCTGGATCGAGGTCCTGGCATTTCAAAAGATCATGGAAGCAACAAAGGCATAAAACGCCGGCGGGGGATTTTGAAAGGAGCAAAAAGATGTTTGATTTTAAGAACTTCTACGAAAAGGAAATCATATTCAACCGGGAGCAAATCGAATGGCACCGGAAAGAGCTTGAATGGATCAAGGCGGACATGAAAAAGGCGCTGGAAGCGCGGAAAGAATGGATCAAAGAGGGATCTCGTCCGGCGGGATACATCTCATTCCAGGAAAAGAAGCTCAAAAGAGAACGTGCGAAGCATTACAGATGGATATCTTACTACAAGGAGCGAATCGAAAAAGATACAAAGAAGCTGGAAACGCTGCAATAGTCATAACGGGGATTAGGGATTAATAAGGTTATCAGGGGAAAAGGTAAAAACGAAAGGAGCAAAGAAAATGTGTAACGGAAACAACTATAACGCGGTAATGAAGGAGCTTGCCGAAATGAAAGCAATGCAGGCGGAAATCAAAGCGAGTATCGAAGAACTCGAAAACGAAATCAAAGAGTATATGCAGGCAACGGGCAAAGATGTGCTGCAGGGGATCGAACACAAGGCGACCTACAAAGAGGTCACATCGAGCCGCCTGGATCAGAAGGCCCTGAAGGTGGACCATCCGGAGCTTGTGGACAAGTATTGGAAAAAGTCAACCGGAATGCGGTTCACATTCAACTAGCGCGAAAGCCCCTTCCGGGGCCATCGCAAAAGTGATTCTAACATAGGGGAAGTGGTCTTCGCCCTTCCCCGATTATAACACAAGGGGGAAATC